TCGAAGGTGCAGACGCCGTGCCGTTTTCAACCGGGACCGTATCAAAGTCGCCATCCAGTTGCCTTAGCGTGATCCAACTTGCGTTGGAGCTGTCGCGCATCTTCAGCAGACCATTGGTGCTGTCTGCCCAAAACTGGTAGGCGTAAGTCGTTGATGGAGCTGTGCTGCCGCTGTTTTGCGACACGATGGCCGACAGTGCATTGTTCAGATCGGCACGAAAGCTGGCGCCGGACTGGTTATCAATGACGTAATCGTGCTGAGCCATGGCGGTGACCTCTGTGGTAGCAGTTTAGGCAAGTTGTTTGCCGTGGCCTAGGGCTTGGTAGTCAAACGTCCGTGAAACCGCCGATCCGCTTGAGTTTCTGAACACAATCGAAAATCCAGTTCTTGATACCGAACTCAGAACATAATAATCGCCAGTATTCATATTTTGTGCGCTAATTCCAATGCTAGGTGCTTGATAAAAAGCGTTGGTAAACGTAACTGCATAAGTGCTTGCGCCGCTGGTTATGTTATTGCCGGTTTCTTGACGGCTTGACATCGTGACTATTGCACCAAGTTCCTCAATAAATATATTTTGAGTAACGTCGCGACTTGTGGCTACCACTTTAAACTCAAAACCACGGCCTTGACGAGTTCCAGTGATCAATGGTTGCCACGCCGTATAAGTTGGATCAGTGGCAGCAGGGTTGCCATTGGTTGTACGCACATAAACAGTTGCATTAACACGATCTAAATTCAATCCATCAATATCTGCCCAAATATCAATAAAATCGACTTTTATATCCCAAGAATCCCCAGGCAAACCAACGCGAGTCTTCAAACTTGCTCGAATATCCACATCATAAACATTGTTTAAATCTAAATAATTTGCAAATTCATACTCACCCAGCGGAGCAATTCCACCTATTGCTTCAATGCTTGCCAAGCCATCAAAATTGCCATCCACAGCTAACTGATCAATAAAAATTGTTTGCGCCAGAATCAAAGCGTCTTCTGATGGCGAATAAAGCATACTTGTTTTATTGCCCTTGAATGGAGGCGTAGTATTTGCCTCGTCATAAGTGACAATGCTTAATGGATTAGAAGGCTGAGGAAGTGTCACCTGGACAGATATTGCATTTGCGGAGCGGTTGCCGCTGCTGTCTTCTGGCTTGAGTAAATACGTGCCAGCTAGCAATGGCACAACAGCCTTGGTTGCATTGCCAGCAACAGCAGGAATGATGTCGTTTGAATATTGCCATTCGGCATTTGTGATAATGGGTGTATGGCGAATAATAATTTTGCCGCCCAACAGCACATCCAAATCCGTTGCAGGCGACCAGCCAACTTCCGCAGTCAACGTGTCAAGCTGACTGATTTCAGCCGTTGTCAATGCGCTAGGAGGCGCCTTCTTGCCAATTACCGTGTAAATGGCTGTTGCTGGTACTGATTTCTTGCCTGCTGCATTTACTGCGGTAACTTCAACTTCCCACCTGCCTTCAGGTGAATTAAAAATTTCTTGTTGATGCGAAGATGTATCTGGCAGGTTGATCCAGTTGCCTTGATCTACGCGGTATCGAGTTTGATAATTAACGGCGCGTTCAACCGGATCCCAGCCAATTGATACCTGCGTAAATACCTTGTTGTTGTCGGCATATAGATTTTCGGCAACATCAATATTCTGAGGCGTGGAAGGCGGCAGGTTTAAATTTGTTATTTTGCGTGTTTGTAATGCAACTCCAGATTCGACATACGCATATTTACCGCTGTTGTAGGACAATGCGGTTATTGCGTATAAACTTTCTTCGGTATTTTCGGTGACTGTCAATACGCGCCAACTCGTTGGAGCAACCGAGCTAGAAGTTAAAAGCCAAATACTATTCGCTTGCGGTGCAACACTAAATGGCGTAGAGACAACAATCGTTTTAGCACTAATGTTATAAAGGCTGACCGTCCTAGTTTCCATCAATGAATTTGGCAACATCACAGATAACTGGTCACCTGACGAGATAGCACGATCAACATCAATAGTTATGTTCGTGGTCGTCGCGGCATTGATTCTCCCCGATAACCGTGTACCAGCTCGGGTTGGATCAGAAACATTAATGATCATTCCTGGGCGAACGGACACGCCAGCTTCAGGTGCAATGGCAAAACTGATGGTCTCTGTTTCGTATTGATTGCTGTAAAGCAGCCAACGTCCAATCCGTGCCGCTTGGCTTTGACTGGTACAAGCAAATGCCTCAATTTCTTCTTTGACAATGCCGTATTTTGCAATCAAATCTGCATCCTCAACCACCTCAGTGGCTGTGTCTCGTGTATTAAGGTCTAAATATCGAACCAGCACAACAGAAGGACGGGTCCGAATATCGCTGCTGCTATAACTGAAATCACCATTGATAACATTTGCTGGACCAAATAAATAAGAAGCATCTTGAGGGCGATCTTGCGATACTGTGACAGAACCACCAGCCCAATATGCTTGCGAGCGAAATACGCTCAAAAGGTTATTGACCAGCGTAAAAGCCTCTTCGCTGTTTTGAATGTTGACGTTGCATGAAAATCGTGGTTCTGTAGCTGGCTGTGGTGCAGACAAACCAGTAGATACCAATTCATTTGCATAGAGCGACGCTGCGTAAAAACTCCATTTATCCAAGCGGCTCGCATTACCGTTAAAAGCAGCTTTTTCGCTATCCGTCAGGATTTGTTCGCCAAAGCCATAACGCCGACTGGTCAATAAATCCCAAAGAATCCAAGCTGGACAGGCGCACCAAGTTGCAGCGGCAAAAGTGCCATCCCAAGTTCCGCTGTAAATCAAACGCCCTGTATTGCTGTCAACAGTTGCATTGCTTGGGATGCGAATCTTGATCCCTTTAATTAAATACGAACGATTTGGAATTGAACTAAATTGCTGTGCATCAATCTGAATCCCAATCAAAGCACTATTGGGATACCTTAATTTGCCGTCTTTGATCAATGTATAACTTTTCCAAGAAAAAGCATTGGCGACTCTTGGCGTATCTGAATCTTCATTGACGCGACGTACACGAACATTCAAAGGAAAATTATTGGCAACAGTCGTAGCGTTCCAACCGGAAAGACTAGCGAAGGTGATTTCTCGTGCAAACGAATATCCACCGGAACTTTTGCCTTTAATTAGCTGCTGTAACGCTTGTTGATAACCGCCACCGTTTAATTGAACATCAATAGCATATGAAAATTGACTTCCAGAAACGTTGCCAGTATTGCCAACCCGTTGCAGTGATGGCACCGATAAAGTAACCCGAATACGATCAACCTCAGAATCCGAAACCGTTCTGGTAATACCTCCTGCAGGCAAGGGGACTTCAACATAAAAAGTCCCAGTTCCCGTGTTTGTACCAGTTGTGCGCGAAACAGTAAAACTATTTGAATTGGGAACAGTTGCAACTGTAAAACTTTCAGTTACGTTGGCGAGCGTACCATTTAAAAATTTCAAGCTAACAGTCATTCCAGAGGTATAAGCGTGACTTGTTTTATTGATTGTTATAGTTGATCCTGTTTTTGTATATGTTGCATCAGCAATGCGAACAAGTCCGCCGTCAATCTGTGCGGAAGCAAGACTACCGGCTACATCGACCCAGTTAATATAAAACCCCGAAGCCGTTGGCAACAAAGAAGCCGAAGCAACTGTTACCGTTAAATTATTAGTTGGCGCGGTGCCACCAAGCAGATTACCAGGAATAACAATAGTATCGGTTGCTGCGAAGTTTGTTCCGGCTGCTGTTGATGATACTGCAACAGAATAAACGCTTGATGTTTTTGAAACCGTCAAAGACCATGTGCCTCCTGGGGTTGCGCCACCAGATACATTGGTAACGACTACTCCTGCAGACGCATTTGTAATGGTGTAAGAGGCAGTGCCGGACGATGCGGTGCCTGCTGACGTTACTGTTAAAATTCTTCCATTTTCAATAGTTTTTATTCCGTCATAAGTTCCAGTGCTTGAGTAAAGAGTGCTTGTAGTTCTTGCCGGATCATCACTATCTGCCAGAAATCTGACATATACCGTATTGCCCGCAGTCCACGTACCATCAGCAACTATTTCTAAATATGGCTTGATTGCGTAAACTTTTCCAGCCACAGAGGCAAATCCGGTGCTTTTTCTCACAACATAAAAAGTATCAGCATCAATAACTGTTACTGAATAAATAGCATCATGCGGCGAATTGTATTTTTCAAAGTTTAAAAATATATTTTCTCCGGTCTGCAATCCATGTGCTGTCCATACGACTTCAATATGAGCTGCATTGCCAGTGCTAGGGGCTGGACGCTCGTAAGTTGTATCGACCCAAGATCGTTCCCATGAACCAATAATGGTATTTTCGGCTTTAACTGCAATGCCAACTGCCTCTTCTGATTCAGTATTTGCAAAACCTGGAATATATGATTGATTTTGCGTCCCGTTTCGTGTTTGTATCGTAAAGCCTAAAAAGTTAGCGTCTCCCGAACTAGATAAAAGAGGAGTATTATCCAAAAAAATAGATTTGTTGCCATCAACTAAACCTTCGATTTCTCCTTCGCTGATCAAGTCAACAATTCGCGCATAGGCTTTGGACTGCAACGTGTCTCGTGCAGTTGTTGGCGTAGTAACATTAGAGCCGCCGCCGCCGCCGCCCTTGCCGCCGCCGCCGCCGCCGCCGCCGAATGAACCAACAATGCTCTGTTGAGAGTTTGCCATCAAATGTCTGTCGTGCTGACCCCCGCGCTAATCACAATACTACCGACGTAGATTTTCCCGTAAACCACTGGCAGGGGCGTGCCTTGTACGCTCGTGTTCTGAATGCCACTGAAGTTATACGATTTGAGTTGACGTGGATCGCGTAAAGCGTTCTGGGCTGGGTTGAATGAAGAAATGGTTGTTGCTGCAGGGCTAATAAGTTGTGCTGCACCGCCAAAAATCATAGCGGCACCTATTGAGCCGATTGCTGTTGAAATACCTGCTGATACAAAACCTGTGGCTACTGCCCCGCCAGCTGGATGGGCAAGACCAGCGCCTAAATTGAGAAAACCTCCGCCAGCTGGACCTAACAAAATTGCTGCAGCCACCAAACCAATTCCAGCCAAGATGGTTCCAGTGCCACCACCGGCACCAGTCAGCACTGGGGTGATTGAAATAGTCGCTTCATCGTTACAAAACATCCCAAAATCTTCTTCACCAATTTTGGTTTTGCCGACTGTTACCCGATAACCGATGCCATCTTTTTCGCTGTCAACCAACCACTGATCTAGGCCAGGAAAGTTAAAGCACAAAAAACGAACAGCTTCAGCAGGACTAGCCACCTCTGCCTTGAATACCCGCTGACCCAATCGGGTTGCCAGTTGACCGTAGACCTTAACGGCTCTCATGGCGCAGCACCTTCCCCGTGCATTTTAGGAGCCAGTCGCCCAATAAATCACGGCTGGACAGACGGCCTGTCATGTGATGCAGCACATATTGATCACCGACGTAAACAGCTACATGGTTTAAGTGTTTGGAAACGATTGACATCAACAAAGCGTCACCAGGCTGAAGGTTTTTCAAACTGATTTCTCGGAATCCAGCGGTTTCATAAAGCTCTTCAAATAATGGCGCTTCGTTCCAATCATTGATTTTGGGTCGCGGCCAATCTGGCAATTCTAAATTCCATTCTTGCTTGTACCAATCACGTACACAGCTCCAGCAATCTAACGCACCCCAGCAGTATTCACGGCCTACCAATGGGGGTTGGTAATTGTTTGGTTTGACTTCACCCCATTCTTTTGTAATGGGATTGACGATGTACCAAGGCAAGCCGCTGCGGTTGCAAGCAACTTGATCGGCCATGCTTGGCTCAGGTTTGGTAAAAGGATGACTATGGACTACCGCAATAATTTCTCCAGCCTCTTCGGCGGCTGCATAATCAACTGGATTGAGTTCAAAATAATCCTGCGCTGTTTCAGCCAAATTCTTACAAGGCCAAAACTTGCGTTTTCCCTTAACGACAACAAGCAATCCACAAGCCTCTTTGGGATATTGCAGTTGCGCGTGTTCAATAATCTGATCTTGAAGTGCCTGGCTAATCATATGTATTCACTCGCGGCAGGGAATCCACCAAAGGGTAGTTCAACTGTGCTGCCAAAATGCGCCTCGCAATCTTGCAAGGTTTTTTTACACGTCGGCAAAGCACTTGCGTAGGTGCATTCAGCACTTTTGTAAATCCATTGACATTGTGGAGTGGCTTGGCGCTTCGGTGCGCGTATGTTCTGCAAATCAAATGCACTAGCCAGTTCCCATTCAATTACATTGCGCGTTTCAAGTGACTTGCGAGCAATGAAGAAAATTTCTCGCGGCCATTCGGCATAGGGATCTGCGGTTGGATTGCTGCCGCCAGAAAAATTAACAGCATCCAGATATTTTTTCATTGTGCGAATACGCACTACGCGAGCATTGATCAAATCATTTCCCGGCGTATATGCGTTGACATCCAACAACGCCAAGGTCAGCAAGCCATTTAGATTAGCAACTGTAACCTTTGGTCTTGGCAACTGACCATTTCCACTGTATTCAAATCCCTCAACTTGGAGTGGAAAGCGGCTGTAAGCCTGTCCAGCCCAAGTGACATTGGCTGACAATTCATTTGTACCAGCGTGAAAATAATAAACAGTGGTGGCTGGTGGACTTGCAGGGTTGTAATGCAATCCAGAAATTAAATGAAGCTGGAACAATTCAATAATTGCACTAGGGGCAATCTTTTGCAGCTCCTCGCTGACTGCACTGATAGCAGCCCATGTGACTGTGCCATCAATAACAAAGCCTTCTAAGGCGGTGCCAGCATTGGTTTTGTACGTCTTGGTAGGCCAGACAGGCTCAGTGCTTGCCGACATACCAGCAACAATGCAACGAAATACAAGGCCAAATCCTGTCTGGGATGTAGCTCGGACAACGTTACCGACCAAGTAACTACTGCTTGCTGACCAGGCTGCGTATGCCATTACGGTTCAAAGACCTGACGGAAGGTAGCTTGAATGCTATTGATATTGGCTGCAATCATTGTTGTTGACCATTCATCACAGACCCATTTTCCTGCAGTGCCATATGGCGGCGTCCAATCGAATGACTCAACCGCACCGCGTGCCTCCAAAAAATTATTGATATTGTCACGTTCAGTATTTGTACGATTATTAAATGTCAACCTCCAAACAGAGGGTTGAGTATTCAAGCCATATGCCAAGCGTTGTTCATAACCATCGCCAAACTGCACGCGACGCACAATAGGTGCTTGACTCTCGCCAGCGTCAAAATCTGGTGTAAATGTAAATGTCGCCATCAGCGTGTACCAGAAAGTAGACCGCCTGGACGTTGCTGCTTAATTATCTCACCCTGTACTGCAGATGAAATGGCAGCGCCCAAAGCTTTTGCATTCGCACCTTCGCCTTG